GTCAGTTGCGCCGGTCACGCCAACGACAATAGCAAGGTCAACGCTTTCCGGTAGCTCTTCGCCGGTGTTTAAATTGACCCTTACGTCAATGTCATTCCCTAGAGTTCCGCCGTTCTTGGCTGTAAGTGTAACGACTCCAGCCGAAGATCCTGCCGTATACGGAAGGGAAACGTCTGCTGTTACTGCCGCTGCTACTGCTGTTGCAATGTCTGTAGGCGTATCGCCACTGGTGACGCCGATCCTGGTAAGTTTACCGTTAATGTAAAGGTAAACGGTGCCGTTTGCGGTTGCGTTGTTGGTAAATGTTAAAGTCTTTGTTGCCGCCGTTGCTCCGCCGTCGTCATCGAGAGCGACGATATAAACCGGGGTCGTGGGGTTGTTTTCAAACCAAGCATGTATCATTTCATCAAGAATAGAACCGGCTCCGGCTAAAAGTTGACCTTCCGGGGCGCTAAATACTTGCGTGAAGGTGTTTGCTGTAGCGGTTCCGCCGCTGGTTTTTTGACCAATCAGAACAGACTTGAACTGTCCAGCTTGGGCGCCCTGCAAGGCTTGGGAATTGTCTACCTCGGAATAAGTACCGGGGACTTTGAATGTGGGGGCTAGTGTCATTTTTTATTACTCCTATAGGTTTAATTAAGTTCCTGCAAACGTCGCGACGCTGTCAATTGTTGCAACGTCGCCTTCTGGCGCCGCTTCTGCTTGTATTTCTGTATCTAATTGTAAAAACTCGTCAAGGCTGTCGAACAGGTCGAAAGCGTCGTCAATGTCGGTATATGATATTTTCACGTCATGCTGGAATTCATAAGACCGAATCAGAATCGCGTTACCTTTTACCTTTACGATTGAATCGGTAACAAAGTAGAGCGGGGTTCTGTTTTCCGCCCATTGCCATCCGTGAAGCGAAACTATTACAGCTTCTTTAATAAAAATAGCGAGTTCGTCTGCTATTTTGGCGTGCTCGTCAGCGGTTCCAATGCAAAGAATAATTGTTATTCCAGTCGTTACGTTTGCTAGGGCCGCCCCGGCGCTTGTATCCAGCGCGCCAACTGAAAGACCGCCGCCAACGTATAGGGTGGTTTCATTAGGGCTTACGCAATCAGAGTCGCCCAAATACTCAACAAGGTTTGAATCCGTAGCCGCGACAATCTTTATTTCTGGGAATGTCGGGTGCTTTGTGCGAATATAGTCGAACCTGTCCCGAAGCCGTTCAACTATTGTTGATGGTCTTACAAACAAGTTAGACATTTTTGGTTATCCTTTAATCAATTATTGTATATTGAATTATAAGCACAAGCGAAAGTATTTTCAAGCTTTCCGCTTTTTCAACTGCTCTTTTATTTTTTCTATTAGTGAATTTCCACGACAAAACCAAGCGGCAATTATAGTAACAATAAGAGCGACGGCGCCCCAAGCTATAATTGTTTCCATTCCTGCGAGCTTCACGACTAAAGCGCCATAACAAACGCCAGCAAGCCCGGCAATTGATCCAAAGACGCCTATATATTCCATGCCGGCTTTAATCAAAGCTATAAACGCGAACGCTCCCAAAACAAAAAGCCCGGCGCCTATTTTAATCCATAAATAACCATGTGCCCTGTTGGCCTCGTCCTCTTTAATCTTTCGTTTTTCCGCTTCTGTTTCAGCCTTAATTATTGCTATCTCTGCCTCAAGCTCTGCCTGTTCTTTTGTTGTCGGGTCCGGCATTCTTACTTCGTCAACGTCGCCCATAGGCCAAGCGATAATAACGCCGCCCCAATTCTTTTGATAAATCGGTTTTTCGGGGTCTAATTCGGGGAGCTCCGACGCAATTAACGGGGCTACAAGAATAAAAAACATTATTATTTTTTTCATAGTTTTGTAATCTTTTGGGCTGTTCTTTTTATTTGAGCTTTAATAAATGCCATGTTCTGACCTTTGACAGTTACTAAAACGGGGCGGTTAAGTTTTGCGGGGTCTTCGAGGTCTTCGCCGTATGGCGCGAGGCTTTCCAGGTATCCGACCTTTACAGCATTTGACCCGAATAGCTGAACTTCCAAAGATCCTGCAAGGTTCCCTGTATCGTTCTTCGCTGGCTCTCCCCAAGCAGACCGCGTTGTAAGTTGGCCTTTTTTATTTCGGTATTCCCTACCGTGTCGGGTTGGCCCTTTTAAAATCATTTCCAAGGCGTCCGGGTGAATCTTCCAACCTATTATATTAAGCATGTCGATAATGTGCTTTTCAAAGCCAGACTGAGCGTTTTTGATTGCCTCTTGCAATCCTTCAAGCTTGCTCAAATTTACGTCTACATTAAAAGCCATTAGCTGAAAATGTCCGGTAGTGTTGGGGTTGTCGGCTGGCTGAACGCGTCGTTTTCGCCGATTGCATAGGCTAAAAGAAAAATGCGACGCCCGAGCCGTTGAGCCGCGTTGTCGTCAATCTTAAAGCGCCATCCAGAATAAGGCCCGTTTAAAATTAAAATATAATTGCCCCTGGATAGGTTGGGAACTCGGCGCATTTCTATTCGATGCGTCGGCGTCCTGTCTGAGCCTCTATTACTTATTGATTGGATACCTGCTACCGTTTCGACATTGCACCGCATTTTTGTTATTGGGGTATAAGTTACGGTCGCGTCACTTGTGCCGCTTTCGGCGCTCGTTCGCGTTTGTAGCTCTCCCCAATGGCGCAATAAACCGGCTCGGCTCATTTCTTAGTTGCAATCCTTAACTTTTCCCGAGCGCTACGGACAAGCCCGGCAATGCCTTTGCTGTCAACGCCGCGCGAATAAAATTCGTTGTTATTGAGGTAATCAAGCGCGGCTTCGAGTAAATCGTGGATTCCCATTTTAGGAGATTGTTTGTTTTCGAGCTCTTTTACTTTTGCTTTTAGTTCTGCAACTTCTGCTTCAAGTTGTGCTTTTGTTTTTGCCATTGAGTTCACCTTTTACAGTTTTGCGATTGCTTTTTTTATTAGAGTTTTTACCCTTCTTTCTTTTACAGCGTCGCTCGAGGGAACGGCCGCGAAAGCATAGGCTAAGAGCTCGGCGCAATCTCCAGTAATATCAGTGCCGGCGAATTCGGATTTTTCGGCGCTTTCAAGCTCTGAAATTCTTTTTTTCAGCCCCGAAATTACTTCGTCTTTTTCTTTGTGGGTCAGGCTTGCCATTTTCTGTTTTTTCCTTGTCTTTGTTTTCGTTTACAAAAATGATTTTCTTTTCGCGGTCGCTTAAAGTCTGCATTGCTTATACTCGTTCATAATTGCCTGGGCGTGGTGAGGAACGACGCTTATAACGTCCTCAATTCCTGGCTGGCGTATTTCAAACCAATGCGTAACCATCATTTTCAGGGCTGTTTTTACGTCCTCGGGGACGTCGTTGTCAGTAGCCCCGAGACCCGCCGTATAGTTAATATTGAAAGAGCCCAAATCTTTATCGCCAGAAGGCCACTCAAGCGATCGGATGATGCCATTTTCGTTGTCTACAACGTAGTCAGCAGAAGCAAGCGCATCTTCTGTTGCGTCTGAATTAAGCCCCCAAATCTTTTCAACTGACGCAATAGGCGAATATCTTAGCCAACAATCCACTGGGTATCGCCATCCAGTTCCGCCTAAACAATCGCCGGGGGAATAGTCGAGTTGAGCCACAACGTCAGTATGTAAAGGAAAAACGCCTGTATAGTTGATCCAATACCTGATTGCCGACTGAATTAGCACGCCAATTAAAGAAGCGTCTGCAGCATCAATTGTAGCGTCTGCTGTTTCGTCAACGATGGTAAATTCTCGCACATCTGCAACACTGATAAGCGTTGAGTAGTCTGCAGGCGTTACGGTGTAACGGAATGTTTGAGGCTCAATTCTGTACATGATTAAAAAATTGCCCCGAAGTCTCTACTATTACCCGGCGCGGCGCGCTGGCCTTCGAGACATTCAGGGCTTTAAGTGTTTACAGAGCTTCGCGGTTCTTGTATCCCTTAGTTGCCAGAAGGCAAACAGGAATGCTCACAGTACCAGTAACGTCAGCGCGAATCTGGGCGTAACGTTTCGGGCCAAGGTATCCGCATTTGTAACTTTGTTCGTCATCTGTTGCGCCGTCAATGGTTGCAACAATACCAGAAGCGTCAGGAGTCAGACCAAGAACATAATCAGCGTTTGTGACTGCTGCGTAAGTGCTGTCGTCGTCGGAGTCTTCGAGGATGATGTCGAGTTTGTCGGTTGCGCCAAGCGTGGCTCCGTCTGCGCCGATAATAGCCTCAAAGTTAACGCCTTCGCAGTCGTTAAGCTCAACGCCGTTTGCAGGCGTAAGGTCAGCAGAAACAACTTGAGGTAACGCGAGAATTTCGGTTTCTAGCTTGTGATAAAGGTCTCTCATTTTTTGGTATCCTTTTTGTTTTGTTTTGAAATTCTGTTAAAACCCTGCGCCCCCATTTAATTAAGGGCGCAGGTAGAAGGGAAGAATTAGGTAGCGAGCTTCTGAATCTTGATAGCTTCAAAATTCGCAACATCACCGCCGGTGCGTTTGCCGAAGCGGAAGCGTACAACAGGGTAGGCCGTGTACGGATCACGCATCAGGCTGAGACCCTGGCGGTCAACAACCGTATAACCACGCTGGAAGTTACCGAAAGCAAGACTCAGGGAGTCAGCGGCAGCGGCGGGCATTGAAGGGGCCATGTGGATAGGATACCCCAAGAGCGTAAACTGAACGCCTTCGCGCCAATTCGGAACCAGGTAGTAACGATCTTCAGCATCTTTCAGGGTAAACAGGTTGGTAAAGATGGTCTCGCGGCGTGCGTAGAACCGGGCGTTACCGTGGTATGCTTCCTTAACAGAACCAACCAACTGCAACAGTCCATCAGTAGTAAATGCGCCAGAAGAGCCGGAATCAACCTGTTCAATCTGACCGTAGCTTGTGCCAGCCGGATAGGTCAAGATACCGCGCATTTCGTTGACGTTACGAGCAGTACCAGTTACTGTGCCATCGTCGCGACCGAGGAAAAATTCAGTGTCTTCTCGGAGGTTGAAGTCTTCAGAAGCTTCCATCTGAACCCAACTAAACAGGTTAAAACCTGCATCATCAAGTAGCTGCTGGGTGATCTCAACACTGGCACGCATGAAGTTCGCGAAAATCTTTTGCTTGTCCAGCGTCGGATTACCTGTGTCTTCGTTGGTTGCGCGTTCTGTTTCGCCGTCGCGAGTCGCACCTACCCCGCCCTTGCGGTTGACAAGACGCTCGATATGGTCGGAGTTGGTCAGGCTGATAACTTGGGCGTTTTGACGGAAGACGGAAAACTCTTCGACATACTCGTCAATCATAGCTTCGAGCTGAGGCCGCACCGTGTACCCAGCTTGAGTGTCGTCGCCGACGCTGAGGTCTTTGCTTTCCTGGATCAGGTCTGGGCCGATACATTTGGAAATGTCAACGCTTGCGCCCGGAGTCTCCAGGTGCGTCTTCATCCACTCGCGAACCTTGCTTGCTTCTTTGTGAGCGATAGCCTTTTTGGTCTCGGCCATGTTCTCAAACTTTTTACGGTTCAAAGCGGCGTTAAGCTTCTTCTGCTTTTCCTCAAGGTCGGCATATTTGGCGTTAATGTCGTCGGTTGCTTTTTTCAGCATGTCCTGGACTTCGCCCGCCTTTTCGTCGACGGTCTTTTTCAACTTTTCGTCAAACTCACCGCGCCCCTGCTCAAAGGTTTTCGCGAGGGTTTCAACGCTTTTTTTGACTTCTTCCAGTACTGGATTACTCATGTTTTTTTACCTCATTTGTTAGGTTGTTGATCAACTGAGAGAGTTGTTTTAGTTCAGATTCGCTCGGGTCGTCTTTGCTTTTGTCTGACTCGTGCTTGCTGTCTTTTGTTTCGATTAAACCTTTTTCCTCCAGGACGTCGAGAACCGCCTTTTTAATTTCCTGAAGTTGGCGGCTTTTCATTGCCGTAATGGTTGCTTTATGGTTCATTGGAAAATTTGTGAAACTATATTCGTACATCTTAACGGCCTTTAATGTACGCACGCCCGTTTCCTCGTCGTAGTCGCGTTTCTTGACTGCATATCCAATGCTTAGTCCGATTGTTTTTCCAAGCTCAAGGGCTTGCTTTGAGAGGTGATAAACGATTTTTCCAGCTTCAATGTTTGTGTTAATCTGACCTTTTATTTTAAGTCCGTAATTGTCCTCTGTGGCTGATACATTATACCCTGCCGTCTCAGTCATGTAGGCCATATGGTCTAGAAGGATCGGCCAATTCACGCCGTCCTGCATTGTCTCTGCAAACGCACCTTTAACAATTACATCATTGCCTAAGTCCACGTTATCAAAGGCCGCCGCGTATCCCTCAAAGGTCACATATCCTTTATCGTCAGGCTTAGAAACAGCCTTAAAATCAAAAGGAAGAACCAACGTTTTTTTTTCTTTGTTCATAAATGTGCGCCTTTTTTGCTATTATATGTACATTTTATGCATATGTCAAGAAATTAATTAATATTTGCGTCTAATCCTCGATTATAGGCCGACGGGCAACCCCGCAGCGACAATTTGCAACCACTACATTTTGTGCTATGATATATCCACTAACAGTATGGAGATCATAAACATGACCGCAAAACGATCGGACATTGATACTGTCAATGTTATCAAGCTCTATGAGGCTGGAACATCTGAGAACGCTATTAGCAAAATTTTTAGGTGTGATAGATGTGTAATATCTAGAATTCTTCGCGAAAACGGAATTAAGCGACGTAGCCAATCCGAAGCGGAAAAAGAGAAATGGAAGAGAATTAAAAAGAGAGGTAGCGGAGCTATTAAAAGGCAGGTTGAAAAGGCCAACGCGGCCAGAAAGGGCTCCAAAGCCTCTAATCAAGAGCTCGTCAGGAAGGCTATTGCAAAGCAACATACCCTGCAAGTTATCGGAAACTTTGAGCGCGAGCTCTCTAATTTTCTTAATAATATCGGGGTCAATAACGTCATGCAGAAGGCCATCTTCAAGTATAACCTCGATATCGCCATTGAAAAACATCTCGTCGCCGTTGAAATCCACACGTATACCCCTTGGCGACCGAGAGCTGAACAAATCAGAGAGAGAACTAAATATCTCTCCGATCGTGGGTGGTTTACGTTGTTCATCGTAACGAATGGGCCCAACGCTAACATTAGCTACAGGCTTTTGGCACAAAAGATTGTGGAATTTTGTAAGTTCACGAGCTCTAACAAATCCGTCTGTGGTAAGTACGCCGTGATTAGGGCTGATGGTGAGAACTCTACCAGCAAGCGTCTTAATTTCGAAGACATCCCCAGAATATGGGATTTTTGAAGCATTCAACACGTCGGCAGAATTTATTTCTGTTTCTGGAACAAAGCAGTTTATAATCTGCTCAGCGCTCCCGGATGGATCGCCTGGGTACATTAGAGACTCACCGCCGACGTTAAAAGGTTGCTCGTTGAATACCATATTTGCCCTGCTGTCGCGGTCTGCTTCGTCATGATCAGGGCGCGTTCTCTCGTCATCAGCAGCGACCCAATACTTGCGAAATCTTAAACCGGTCGCCTCGCTGGCTGCTTGTTGTCCAAATTGCGCGGCGTTGTGTGTTTCTGTTCTCGCTATTGTTGCCGCC